TTAATGCTGAAACTGTCATAAGGAATAACAAAGCCTGTTGCGGCCACTTCGTCAATTGCGAGCTGAATGGCTTGGCTTGGTAGTAGTGGCACGGTCGGCTCGTAATCGAATCGACGGTTGACCAGAAGTGCCCAGAAGTCTGTAGCGTTTACGGTTATCTGGTTCTGCTGGTCGGGCGCGTAGGTGACGGTGATGTCGTCGAGGGTTCCGTGCCAGATGATGAACTCGTAGGTGCCGCGTTTGGCCTTGACGCGAACCTCGACACCTGGGCGGATGAATGGGTAGTTGTTCGGGTCGAATGTCCAGGACTGCATCCTTATTTGGGCTTTGCCCGAGTCTGCTTGGAAAAATACGTTAGATCCGATTGAGCCACCGATAGATGTTGTGACTGCGTTGACCTCACAGGCTAGGTCTTGCCAGGTGACGTTGCCTGAAGCGTCATCGCCCAGCACGTTTGTTCCGCCAAGTGGGCTAATGCCAAGCACGAATACGTTGCGAGCGGCTTCAGCCAGGAGCATTTCGACTCTTAGGTCTGTGCCGATGTCGAAGTCGGTAATGACTGCCATGGTTAGCCTCGAGGCCTTCTAAAGTCTCCTGTGAAACCGTTACGGGTTGAGTTGTTCACGGCGTTGATTACATCTTGGCCGTCAACCTTTGGCGTGTTGATTGTGATGTTGACATTGCCACGCTCGGCAACTCGAGGACTAATTCCAGACCTTGCCGGTGGAATTGGTGCCACGGTTGGCATTCCAAAGGCTTCTCTGAATCCGTTGAATGCTGCGTCGCCACGTTGACCACCTGAGTAGATTCTTGTTTGCTCGGCCAGGGCTTTACCTTGAAAGTATCCGCCGGCGGCTGAACCTGCAGCACCGACACCGACAATACCCAGGCTTGCGAGAAAGGTTCCGGCGGTGGCCGCTTTGAAGATACCGACTGCAGCGGTAACACCTTCGATTGCTAGTTTCACAGAGTTGATTCCGTCGATTGTGGCCTTGAATACACCGACACCAGCCAACAAAGGCAATAGCCAATTCTTGTTAGCAATAGCCCATTTCGCTGTGTCTGCAAGTGCAGTCAAGATTTCGTGAGCTGCGTCTGCGATGTCCTGCAATTGTTTCTGCCCAGGTGGTGAACTCATCCATGCTGCAAAGTCATCCAAGATAGGCAATAGCGCGGTGCCGAGTTTCTCCTGGATTTCACCAAAGATAATTTGCATGCGCTGGTAAGGGTCAAGATTGGCTGCTTCGGTCGACGCGCCTTTGAAGGCTGCAGCCATGTCTTCGATAGGAGTCTTTGAACCGCGCAGGCTAGGAATGAGTTTGTTTAGTGCTGTGTCATTACCTGCCAGGCTCTTAGCCATGGCCTGGGTAACAGTGTCCAAGTCTTTGCCAGTAGCAGCCGAAGCATCGAGCGCGATCTGCATGAGCTCGTTGGACTTAGTTACGTCACCGGTAGCGATGAACAGTTTTTGGTAAGCAGGTCGTAGTCGGTCGTCTGCTATGCCAGCCTGAATCTGCATCTTGGCGATTGACTGTTCTGCAGACTTGACGTTTGCATCGGTGGCTTTGCCTGTGTTGATCATGGCCAGCGCGAGCAACTCTTGGCTCTTACGATCTTCGATAGCGGCCTTGGTGGCCTCTTGCAACTCGTTAGCAATTACCTTGAACGATAGACCGATACCGATAGCAGCAAAGGCTTTGCCGATGCTCTTGCTAACCTTCTGGGCTTGTTTGCCCATGCCTGTCAGGTCGCCTTGCGCGCCAGTAGTCGCTTGCGTGAGCTTCTTGAACTCGCCAAGGATTTCGACGTTGAGCACTAAACTCATCTGCCAGACCTTTCCTCAATGGCTTCGATAAAAGCCCTATACTCCGCCAGCGTAAGTTTCCGATACTCTCCAGGACTCATGCCTGTAGCTAAACAGAACTGAGCCATGCGCTCGAGAGACTCGTTTACGCTTTTGGGTCTGCAAGATACTCCGTCACCCAGGCTGTTGCCTCGCTAAACGTCATCTTGCCTACATCTTCAATTTTGGCATTCTTGTCGGTGCGCTGTTGCAATAGCCACACCAAGAATTTAAGAGCTCGACCAGGGAACTCGCCCTTGCCAAACAATGCGTTGACCGATGATCCAGTCAACCTCTCTAGTTGCTCGATTTCGTCCATAGTTAGAACATCGAGAATCGTGCGTTCTGTGTTACTCATCTGTGCCTTTCGTGCTGTTTGTTTGTATCAGTCTATCTACCGACCGGTAATAGGTTTGATACACCTCATCCCTTGTAATGCCCAAGGCTTTGACAAAGAATGGCTGTGGTTTGATGTTGCGTTTGAACCAGCCCCAGTGAATCGGGTTGGCGTAGGGCACTCGGCCGTTGTTACCGGCTGAGATGCTTACTTTGTTTAGTGCTTTTGAAACTCGAATCGTCGACCGCAAAGAACCTGTGCGAACTGGAGCAAGGCCACGGGCTTCGCGAGCAACTATCTCACCAGCGTCGTTACCTGCAGACTTGATGTCCTTGGCGTCGACTCCGATTGCCTGTAAGGCTTTGATAGAACTGCGAAGACCCTTGACCTTGATACCAGAGGCATTCGACATTCTTAGTCGGCTGTGACCTTCTGAACGCCGTAGAACAAACCAGTCAAAGTGTTTAGTCCGGTGTTCTTTACGGTTAGCGTTACCTCGAACTGCACAACTTCATTTGAAGTTAGGTTCAATGGTGGCAACTGGTCAAACACAACGGTGCCCTCGTAGTGAGGCTCGTCGATGCTTGGTGTGGTGTTGCCGTTTGGTGCAATTGAGAATGCAGCAGTCGACCCGAAGTTAGCCCAGAGAATCTGGTATAGAGAGTCGTCTTCGCCTGAAGTAATACCAGCCAAAGTTAGAGTCCACTCGCCGCCAACACGAACCTCGCAGAAGGTCTGCACGTCGCCAGGGGCGTCGCCTAGCTCGAGGACTACTGAGTTAGCGTCGCAAGCGTAGTCAGTGCCTGCGATCTTGAACTTGATGTTTTGCGCCTTGATGCGCGTTGATGCAGCCATTCCTGGAGCCTTTCTTAGATCGTAATCTGCAGGTCTGTTTGCACAGTCACTGCAAGATACTCGGTGTTGTTAGTTTGTAGATTGAACGGTTGGCCTGCAAGAACCATTCTTGCGTAGCCAGGCAAAGCGTTTATGACTTGCTCCAAGAGCGCGTCAAGGTTCTCGGTGGCCTTCTTGTTAGTCGCTGTTGAAGCAACACAGATAAGCTCGAGAGCCAGCGTGTATTCGCTACCGATAGTCGCTGGACGTAGGTAGGGCGTTCCGCTGTTGATGATTACGATTGGCGGCGTAATACGCTCCGGCACAAAGTCCGAAACGATTAGTCCACCAGCGGTCAGGTCGAGCTTGAACTCAACCTTCGCGGCCGTAATCTCGTTGGTCATACTCCATACCCCGTATAAGGCTGAAGTAGTGGATAGACGGCGATCATAGGGTCACGTGCAACGCGAACCGGTGTTCCGTCCATAGATGCGAACTGTGCCACACCTTGAGGAGCGGAGCGACGGTGGAAGAGTTCCGACGAAGCGATAAGGGTCGCTTGGTCTTTTATAGCCGTTGGAACCGTGGTGACTGCGCCAATGAAGCGGTTGACTAGGGCAAGCCCTGAAGTCAGACACTCCTGTGGGAAGTCAGTCTCATCGGTTCCGACGTAAGCCTGGAACTCTTCCAACGTCACTGCCATGATGTCCTACTAAGCGGTTACGTCTAGCTTGACGATTGCGCCCTCGCGTGGAGTTGCAATTGCCATGTAGCCGTAGACAGAAACGCTGTCGGTAAGGGTGGTGATGTCACCGTCGGTTAGACGAACTGGTGCGCCTGCTGACTCCATGGTGATAACAGCCTGGCTGTTTGCCATGTAGACGATGCCGGTGCCGATTGCTGGATCAACAACGATTGGTAGACCGAAGACCGAACCGGCTAGGCCAGTTACGTTCATGGTTCCGATGTTGTTGACGCCTGCGCCGTCTGCCAATAGAACTGGGCGTCCGTCGCCTGCTGCAACCTTTGCCAACTTCACGTATCCGTCAACGCCAGTAAGGATGAACTCTGGGCGTAGACCGGTGTTGGTGAAGATGTAGCCTGCACCGTTAGCGATACCCTCTGCAAGTGACGAAGCGGTTCCGCCGTCTGCATCGAAGGTCTTGCCGGTGTAGCTAAGTGCGCCAATCGCTGCTACTAGAGCAGTGTTGGTTGCGCCTGCGTAAGCAAGTGCTAGACCCTGGAATACCTGGTCAAGGGTGTTGACCTGTGAACGCTCGACATACTGACGAGAGAACGAGGTGTAACCACCGTAGGTCTTGACTGGAGTTGAAACGGTCTCGAAAGTCAAGTTACCGAATGCCAATTCAGCATTCTCGGTTGGAACTGGTGGCAAACCGTCTACCTGCTGAGTGACTGCAAGGGTGTTGCTGTCAATCTTTGAGTATTCAACAGTCAGACCGGTTGCAGGCAACGCTGCGCGGCTGAATACTGAAACGGTTGGGCGGTTGTTGGCGATAAGAGTGTTGATGTAGCCGAACCATGGTGCAACTACTGCAGCGTCTGCTGAAGTCGATGCGGTGCGAGCGAACTCTTGCGCCTTAGCGTCGCCGGCTACAAGAGCCTTAGCGAACTCACCCTGAGAGCGGAACTCGCTGCCCATAGGTGCTGGTGTTGCGACGGTCTGGCCTGCTTCGACGAGGCGGCGGATTTCCGCAACTTCATCCTGAACGGCGCGAACGTCTAGCTCAATGTTTTCTGACATTGGGTTTTCCTGTTCTGGTTGCGGTTCGCTGGTCTCGGCAGGGGTTCCGCCGTCCTCTCGAACCTCGGTTATGTTTGCTCCTGCGAATGCAGGGAACGGCACGACGCTGACCTCTTTGAGAGAGACCTTTGTGCGTGTAACTGTCTGGCCGTCGCGCTCGCTTTCCAGCGGAACGAAGCCAACAGAGAACTTGTTCAATACACCGTCGCGCATGAGGGTCAT